AAATCTGTAGATTTAGATTTTTTTAGAAAAAATGTTGAAGGTGGTTTTACAACTGGTAATAAATTCTTACAAAAACCAAGTGATTATCTAGCAACTTTTTCTTTGTCTTATATAAACTCTAGTAGTCAAAATGTTTTCCTTCTGCAAAAAGATGTAAACTTTATACAAGAATACACTCCAAATCCTACAACCACTGGTAGTCCAATTTATTATTCTTCTTTTGATGTGGACAACTTTATAGTTGCTCCAACACCAGATGCCGATTATGTGGCAGAATTACATTATTATTACAGACCAGCCTCACTCACAACAGACGATTCTGGCACAACTTGGATAAGCACTAACGCACCAGATGCTTTGTTGTACGCTTGTTTGATTGAGGCATACAGTTTTATGAAAGGGGAATCCGACTTACTGCAACTTTATACTTCTAGATATGGAGAAGCCATAACTAGACTTAAAGTTTATGGAGAAGGACAAGAAAACACAGATGCTTATAGAGAGGGTTTAGTAAAAGTTCCAAAGCAATAAGGGAAGAGTTATGGGGAATAAATCTAAAAGCGTAGCCATTGTCGGTCTCGGCAATAGTTGTAGCGAATATCTTATGTCTAGAATTAGAAGCGAAAAGTTTGATGAAGTTTGGGCAATCAATTCTATATCTGGTGTTATTTATCACGATAAATGTTTTATGATGGATCCACCATCAAGATTTCTTGATAGTCCTAACGCTGGTAAACAAACAAATATCATGGTAGATAGACTAAAAGCAAAGTTAGGTATTCCAATCTTTTCTTGTACTCTAGATAAAAGATGTCCAGATGTTGTTGAATATCCTTTACAAGAGGTTCTACAAAAGACTAAGTATGCTTATCTTAACAACACAGTTGCTTACAGTATCGCTTTTGCAATAGCTCAAGAAGTAAAAGAAATTCATTTGTATGGCATAGACTTTACATATAGTAATGTAGCTTTTGCTGAAGCAGGCAGAGGATGTTGTGAGTTTTGGTTAGCTATTGCTATATCAAAAGGTATAAAAGTAAACATTGCACATAATTCATCATTGCTTGACACGAACGTAAAAGAAGATCAAAAGCTCTATGGGTATCATAGATTAGACGATCCGATTGTATCTACCACAACACAAGGCAATATGCTAATTACAAGAAAATCAAAGCTACAACCACCAGAGCCTTTAGACTCTACACCTAACATTATAGGTAGAGAAGACATACCTGGTGTCACTTACGAGGAGAAATAAATGTTTAATGTAGGAGTATCACAAGCGGGTAATGTCAACGTCATGACTTCAAATGAAGGCGGTCTATCAAATGAACAATTATCAGATTTAGCTGTAGACAAGATAGTCAGTATATCTGATGATGCTCCACCACATATACGACAACAAGCTAATCAATTTAGAGAACATCTCAAAAAAGTATTGTATCATTATCTTCTCTTGGCAAGACGAGAAGAGCGTGGTACTATTATTCAAGCCTTAAGATCAAGTGGTCAAAAAGAAACGGCTGAATATATAAGGAGACTCTAATATGGCTATAGCACAAGCAATGTGTACCTCTTTTAAACAAGAGCTGTTAGTAGGAACACATAACTTTACAAACTCAAGTGGAAACACTTTTAAGTTAGCACTTTATGCAGAAGGCAGTGGTGGTAAATCAAGTACAACTGCAACATTAGGAGCGACAACAACTGCGTTTACTACAACTGGCGAAGTTGCTTCAAGTGGAACTTACGCAACTGGTGGTGGTTCTTTAACAAATGTTACTCCAACCACATCTGGAACAACTGCATTTACAGATTTTGCTGACTTAAGTTTCACAACTGCAACAATTACTGCGATGGGAGCGTTGATTTATAATAGCTCTGCCAGTAATAAAGCTGTTTGTGTATTGGATTTTACATCTAATAAGACATCAACATCTGGAACTTTTACAATACAATTTCCTACAGCTGACGCAAACAACGCTATAATCCGTATAGCATAAGGATCCTACGATGGCGAACATCGGTTGGGGTGAAGGTGGCTACGGACAGAATAGATGGGGTGGTAAACTCGATGTTTCTGCTTCTCCTAGCGGTTTAGAAGCTACTGGATCTGTCAACTCTGTAACTGCTTTTGCCAGTTTTATAATTCCAGTTACTGGTGTTTCTGCAACAGGATCTGTAGGCACTGTCGTTGCATCAATACCAATATCATTTAGTATAACAGGTGTTTCTGCCACAATTGGTTTCATGACTGGTTGGGGTAATGATGGCTGGGGTGCTGGAGTTTGGGGTGGTGGTGTCGCCGCTATTCCTGGACAAGACATTGTACCAACTCCTGCCGTGGCTACTGGATCTGTAGGCACAGTTACTGTAACTGGTACATGTGTATTTTCTGTAACTGGTAATGTTGGCACAACTGCCGTAGGTGATGTTCTGGCTGCCGCTGGAGCTAGAGTAACCGAAACTGGATTAACAGGCACAATAGGTTTTGGTGATGAATCTGTTGTAGGTACTGCTCTTGTTTCAGTTACAGGTAACGCTGGCACTACAGCATTAGGAAGTGAGTTTATTACAACCACAACTGGAGCACCTACAACTGGTAATGTTGGAACAACTGCACTTGGTTCTGAAACTGTTACCGCAGATGCTAATGTAGAGGTCACATTGGCAGCAGCAACAATTTCTCTAGGAACAGTTGCACTAACAGGCACTTCTGTGCTATCTTTGACTGGAGTTAGTGCTACTGGTGCTACTGGAGAGGAGAATGTCTGGGGATTAATTGTTCCAGATCAGACAGCTAATTGGATTGAAAGGGTCGCATAATGGCAACATATGTTAATAATCTGAGGTTGAAAGAAATTGCAACTGGTGATGAATCAGGAACATGGGGTACTTCGACCAACACAAACTTAGAATTAATTGGTGAAGCATTAGGTTTTGGCACAGAAGCCATAACAACAAATGCAGATACACACACCACGACAGTAGCAGATGGAGCGGCAGATGAAGGTAGAGCCATGTATATTAAATATACTGGCACACTAGATTCTACTTGTACTATCACTATTGGTCCAAATACTTTAAAAAGAGTTCATATAATTGAAAATGCAACAAGTGGATCACAAAGTATTATTATATCACAAGGTAGTGGTGCAAATGTAACAATACTAACTGGCGAAACTAAAGTTGTTTATTTAGACGGAGCAGGAAGTGGAGCCGCAGTTGTTGACGCTTTTACAGATTTATCAATACCAGAAGCAAACCTTACTGGTACTCCAACGGCTCCGACTGCAAGTGCTTCAACAAACACAACACAAGTAGCTACAACGGCTTTTGTTACGACTGCCGTAGCTAATGCAGAGCCTTTTCCATCAGGTACATCAATGTTATTTCAACAAACAAACGCACCTACTGGTTGGACAAAACAAACAACACATGATGATAAGGCTGTGAGGCTAGTAACTGGGTCAGTAGGAACTGGTGGTAGCGTGGCGTTTAGCACTGCATTAGGATCAGGTGCAACCGTTGCTGGTGGTTCTATTAGTGGTAATCCAGGGAGTAATTTAAGTGTTAGTGTAAGTGGTAATATTGCAAGTCATACTCTAAGTATAAATCAGATACCTTCTCACTCACACCCTGTCACTGTTAATACCACAGCGGCTCATGCGGCAGGTTTCTCAGGTGCAACTGGACCTTCTACAGGTACTGTAAATACTGGTAGTGCAGGTGGTGGTGGTTCTCACAACCATAATCATAATTTAAGTGGTAGTGTTAGTGGTAATATTACATCTGGAAACTTAGCAGTTGGTGCATCTACTGCGGCGATTAATGTTAACTATGTTGATTTTATTATAGCTAATAAGGATTAATATGAAGTTAGAAGTACAAGATAATTGTCCACTTAATAACTTCAAAAAATGCAAACAATTTAAATGTGCATGGTTTGTACAAATGAAAGGTACAAATCCTAATGATGGTAAAGAGGTTGATGAATTTGGTTGTTCTATGGCTTGGTTGCCAATGTTGTTAGTTGAAAATGCAATGCAATCAAGACAAACTGGTGGTGCTATAGAGTCTTTTAGAAATGAAATGGTAAAGGCAAATCAGTCAAATCAAAATTTATTAGAGTTATCTAAGTTTATGGAACTAAGGAATAAAAAGGTTATCTCACAATGAATGACATGACTAAAATCAAAAATATAACATTTATAGGTTCATATCATAACATAGCCTCAGATGATTATTGCGATAGAATGATTGCTAAATTTGAAAAGATAGCAAATGATAGTTCACTTATACAAAAAAGTGGAAATTATGGTTCAGAACAATATGGTGCAAAAAAAAGAAAAGATTTATCTATATTTTTTCATGAAGCACATAATGATGCTGTAGAATTACATCAAGAAACTAATAAAATATTAGATCAAGCTCTAAAATTATATATGGAAGATTATCCCTCATTAGGAACTTGTCATAATTTTTATAGTAATATTTGTAAAGTTCAAAAAACCCCACCTAAAGGTGGGTTTCACCAATGGCATTGTGAAAGAGGCTGGGCTGAGTATGGTAGTAGATGTTTAACTTGGACTATTTATTTAAATGATATTCCTGAGGGAGAGGGAGAGACAGAGTTTTTAGAATATGGAATAAAGGTACAACCAAAAAAAGGAATGATATGTTTTTTTCCCTCAGATTGGACACATACTCATAGAGGTAATGCAGTTTATACACATAATAAATACATAGCTACTGGTTGGTATTATATAGCACAACAATAGGAGATTAAAGATGGCTAAAATAACATATATTAAAGATGGTGAAAATTCTAAATCACAATTAATTATAGATGGAGTGCAAGTAGACTCATCAAATTATGGCGTTGCTACTAACATACATGCAATACAATGGGAAGATACAAAGGGTACAATTGAATATAATGATGGCAAAAATAATGAAGATATAACTGATATATCTTCTTTTGATTTTGAAACAAAACATGCAACAGAGAAAAAAGCTAATGAAGATGCTGAAGCAAAAGCTGAAACTGACAGACAATCAAAATTAACATATGCTGAGAAAAGAAGAGAAGCGTATCCAAGCTATGAAGACCAATTAGATGATATGTACCATAATGGTATTGATGGTTGGAAAAACACAATAAAAGCTATTAAAGATAAATATCCAAAATCATAATTAAATTATTGATGATAAAGTGAAAACCGCAACAAATCAAATAATTGATATTACACCAATAAGTAAATTACCATTGTCACAATATATCAAGGTGTATGATAATATTCTTGATATAAATGATTGTAATCTAATTCTTGATGAATATTCAAATTCTAATGAATGGTTAACAGCAAAGACAGGTCATGGTGAAAATTTGCAAATACGTAAATGTGATTCTATTCCTATTTCAAATCAAAAGATTTTAGAAAAAAATATTGATGTAAGAAATAAAATAGATTCAATGTTATTTAAAAAGGTAAGCAATATAGTACAAAAATATATGTCAGATTTTCCATCATGTTTCCTTACTTCTGATAGTGGATATGATTTACTTAGATATCAAGTTGGTGGTTATTATGGTCAACATGCTGACAGTTTTAAAGAACAAATGAGAACCATATCAATATCCATAAATTTAAACAATGATTATGTTGGTGGTAATATGGCATTTTTTGATAGAGAGATACAAATAAGAGGTGAAACAGGTTCTGCCATTGTATTCCCATCTAATTTTATGTATCCTCATGAAATAATGCCAATTCAAAAGGGAACAAGATATTCTATTGTAACTTGGTTAACATAAAAAAATCTAGAGATAAATAACAATATGGCAGAATATGAAATAATAGATAATTTTTTACCACAATCTGAATTTGAAGAAATTGAAAATATTATGAAAAATATGCCGTGGTATTATTTAGATTTTATTGCACATGATAAGAAAGTAAATAAAGATAATTCATTTTATTTTTATCATATGTTGTATTTTGATAATCGAGTTTTATCAAATGATTTTGAAAGAATATGTTCTTTATTATTAAATAAAATAACAATAAAATCATTAGTTAGATTGAAAGCAAATCTTTATCCCTCTACATCAAAAGTTTTAGAACATGATTATCATGTTGATTTTCCATACGAACATAAAGGTGGATTGTTTAGTATAAACACATGTAATGGGTATACTAAATTAGAAGATGGTTCAAAAATTAAAAGTAAAGCGAATAGACTTCTTTTATTTGATAGTAGTAAAAATCATGCTTCAACTAATTGTTCTGATGAAAGAATTAGGATTAATTTAAATATAAATTATTTTTAAGGAGAATCATATGCCTCTAACCAGTTTAAAATTTAGACCTGGTATTAACAGAGAGATAACTTCATATTCAAATGAAGGTGGTTTTTTTGATTGTGAAAAAGTTAGATTTTATGCTGGATTTCCAGAAAAAATAGGTGGTTGGATCAAACAATCTGACAACACTTATCAAGGAACAGCAAGAGCTTTACATAACTGGGTAGCGTTAGATGGTTCTAATTTTTTAGGTGTAGGCACACATCTCAAATACTACATAGAAGAAGGTGGAAACTTTAACGACATAACACCTACTCGTAAAACTTCTACAAACAGTATAACTTTTTCTGCTTCGAATGGTTCTGCCGAACTTACAGTTACAGATAGTTCTCATGGTGCAGTAGCAAATGATTTTGTTACAATATCTAGTGCAGTTAGTTTAGGCGGAAACATTACAGCCTCTGTCTTAAATACAGAACATCAAATAACATCTGTTGTTAATGCTAATTCATATAAGATTACTGTAAGTGCCACTGCTAATTCATCTGATAGTGGTAATGGTGGTTCTGGAGTTGACGGCGTATATCAAATAAATGTAGGATTGGATACTGGCGTTGGTGGTAATGGATGGGGTGCTGGTGGATATGGTGGTGTAAACTCTGATTTAACAACATTTGGATGGGGAGAAGCAGCATCAAGTGGAACAACTGCCGAACTTCGTTTATGGACTCATGATAATTTTGGAGAGGATTTATTAATTAATCCAAGAGATGGTGCTATCTTTCATTGGGATAAAACAAACGGCACTGGAGCGGCGGCAGTTAATATAACTAGTTTATCAGGTTCTTCCGATGCACCCACAATAGCAAAACAAGTTTTAGTATCAGATATTGACAGACATTTAATTGTTTTTGGTGCAAACACAATAGGAACATCAACACAAGATCCATTACTTATTCGTTTTGGTTCTCAAGAATCTCTAACAGATTTCACACCAACTGCTACAAACACGGCTGGTGATTTAAGATTAAGTAGTGGATCTACTTTTGTACAAGCGGTAGAAACAAAACAACAAATACTTGTTTACACAGATCGAAGCCTGTTTAGCATGAGGTTCATAGGACCTCCGTTCACTTTTGGTTTACAAGAGTTATCCAAGAATATCACAATCATGAGTCCAAAAGCCGCCGTTGCCGTAGATGATGCAGTGTTTTGGATGGGTAAAGATAATTTTTATGTGTACGGTGGACAAACACAACAAATACCTTGCACCGTAAGAGATAAAGTTTTTTTAGATTTTAACACAGTGCAATCAGATAAAGTTGTTGCTGGAGTTAACTCTAAATGGGGTGAGATATGGTGGTTTTATCCGTCTGCTAGTTCAGATGAAAATGACAAATATGTCATCTATAATTATCTAGAAAAATTATGGTATTATGGATCACTTTCAAGAACAGCGTGGCATGATAGAGGTATTCGCCAGTTTCCTATTGCAGCAGGATCTCCACACTTATTTGAACACGAAAATGGAAATGACGATGATGGATCTGCCATGACAGCTTCTGTAGAGTCCAGTCAGATAGATATAGGTGATGGTTATAATTTTAGTTTTATAAAACAATTAATACCAGATATTAAGTTTGATGGTTCTACATCCACAACTGGTAATCCTAGTGCTACGTTTACGTTACAAGCAAGAAAAGGACCTGGTAGCACATATGCTAATAATTCGGGTGGAACAAGCACAAGAACATCTACAACTCCAGTCGAACAATTTACTGATTTAATTAATGTAAGACTTAGAGGACGTTCTTTTAACATGAAACTCGAATCAACGGAGCAAGGAGTTGCTTGGAAATTAGGGACACCAAGAGTAGATATTAGACCAGATGGGAGAAAATAATGTCTTCGAGAAATCTTGCTTCACCCAGATTGCCTTTACCAATTGGAGAGGTGGATCAGTCTTACATAATCGATTTGGTCAGAGTATTAGAGCTTTTCATACAACAATCTGATAATCCAGGTGAAGGAAGAAACACTAAACTGGTGTTTACAAACATGCCCACAAGTGATGTAGGTTTAGAAGAAGGAACCTTGTACAGATTTGGAAATGATGTTAAAATAAGTTTATTAAACATAGCAGGTGTTGACGGATCTTCTGGAACTGCTACATTAGGTAATGTTACTGTATCGGTGTCGTAATGGGTATATTTAAAAGTTTTACAAAAATTCTTAAAAAAGCCGCACCAATCATAGGTGGTAGTATCGGTTTTGCCCTTGGTGGTCCGTTAGGTTCTGCCGCAATAGGTTCTGCTTTGGGTGCAGGCATAGGGTCACTGGCTGCAGGTGCAGACACAGATGACGCATTGAAAGCTGCACTTCTTGGTGGTATCGGTGGATATGCTGCAAGTGGTGGTAAATTGTTTACGGCTGCCGCACCAAGTGCCACGGCTGCTGGAACACAAGCAGTTACAGATTCTGTTGTTGCAAGTGGTATAGATAGTGCCGCTCCAGGTTTAGCTAGTTCTTCTATTCCTAAATTTGTTCCAACACCAGAACCCACATTTTTTCAAAAAGCAGTAGATTTTGCAAAAGAAAATCCAATGCTTACTGCCTCAACGATTGGTGGTATCGGTGGTTTAGCCGCACTTAGTGGAGAAGAACCAAAACAAGAAATGTTTAAACAAAGACCAGATCCAGTTGGCACAACTAGATTAGGTCTTGGTTTTATCGGAGATAAGAGTTACGATCTAGATAATAGAGAAGATAGACAAAGATATTTTGAAGATTTAAAAAAACAAGAAGAAAACAAAAGAAATAGAGACGAAGTGGGAATAATGGCTGCAGCAGGTGGCGAAGTAACAGGTCCTGGAACAGGAACAAGTGATTCTGTACCAGCAAGATTATCAGATGGTGAATTTGTATTGACTGCAAAGGCAGTTAGAGGTGCAGGTGGTGGAGATAGAGACGTTGGAGCTGCAAGAATGTATGAAATGATGTCTGAACTAGAGAGGGTTGCATAATGGCTACACAAACTACAGAACAAACCGTAAGACTAGCACCGTTTCAAGAAGAATTTTTAGCTGATATATTTGAAAGTGCAAAAGGAATCACAGAACCTGGTTCATCTATGCCTTTTGCTGAACAGCAATTAGCAGGACTTTCACAAGGACAAAGAGACGCAATAGCAAGAGCCACAGCAGGCGTGGGATCTTTTGAACCTTTTTTACAAAAAGGCAGCGAAGCAATTGGTCAAGGTATAGGAGCAGTTGGTGCAGGTCTTGGTACAATTGGTAGTGCCATAGGTCAGACTGCTGGTGCTACTTATGATTTTGATCCAACTTCTTATCAACAATTTATGAATCCGTTTACAGAAGATGTTATTGCAACAACACAGGCTGATATAGCAAGACAAGGACAAATGCAACAGAACGTATTAGGTGGACAAGCCGTGGGCGCTGGTGCATTTGGTGGATCTAGACAAGGCATAGCTCAAGCAGAGATTGCAAGAAATGTCATGGATCAACAAGCTAGAACTGGTGCACAGTTAAGATCACAAGGATTTCAACAAGCACAGAACATAGCACAACAAGCTGCAGCAGCAAGAGCACAACAAGCATTGAGACAAGCACAACTTACTGGTCAATTAGGACAAACAACTGGTGCACTTGGTCAACAAATCGGGCAGCTCGGAACACAAACCGCGGCTCTTGGACAATTAGGGCAACAATTAGGTGTGCAAGATGTAAACACACTGCTTGGTATAGGTGGTCTACAACAAGGACAGACACAGAAAGAACTTGATGTGGCAAGAGCAAATGAATTAGCACAAGAGGCACTACCTTTCCAAAGAATAGGTTTCTTATCCGATATATTCAGAGGTGTCCCAGCGTTGCAACAAACTGTATCAAGATCAACAACTCCACCACCAAGTAGATCTTCACAACTTCTTGGACTAGGAATCGCGGGTCTTGGAGCAGTAGGACAAGCTGGTGGTTTTGGTAACTTTTTTGGAAGAGCATAATGAGTATACTTAACAGACCAATGTTTAGAGTGCCAGGTATGAATAATAATCAACCTAGTGGTATTATGGCTTCCAGTCCTAATTTAATTAGAGTTGGAACAGCTAGTGCAAACCCATTACTAACTGGATCTGCTAGTAATACTTTTCAAATACCCATGTATAAGGATCAAAAGCCAAGCGTATCAGAATTGATAGGAAGTCCTTTTACTTTTCCAAAT